GGGGCAAGACGAAATGATCCAAAATAAGTACAAGTTTATTAGCTATAATGGTCTAAGAAGTGAAAGACTCCGCGAAATGACGGAAAATTATACAGTTAATCTTTTTGATAATGCGGTTGTTATTATTGATGAAGCGCACAACTTTATCAGTCGCATTGTGAATAAGATTGCAAAGGAGAAGGGACAAGAGGTGGACAAAAGGGGACAAAAAAGAGGCATGGCTAGTGCGCTTTCATTAAAATTATATGAATTCTTGTTAAGTGCATCAAATGCGCGCATAGTATTGCTCTCTGGAACTCCAATCATCAACTACCCCAATGAGATTGCCATCTTATTCAACATTCTTCGCGGATATATTAAAACATGGAATTTTCCTTTGGATGTCAAAACCTCTGCAAAGATTAACAGCGAGACGCTAACAGCTATTCTTGAAAGAGAGCGGGTACTTGATTACATCAGTTATTCTCCCGCATCCAAAGTTTTAACTGTGACAAGAAATCCTTTTGGTTTTATGAATAAGACGGATGCAAGGAAAGGATATCAGGGTGTTGAGGGAGAATCAATGAGTGGATTGGATGAACGCGGTCAAATAAGCGATGAAAGTTTTGAGCAAAATATTATACGCATTTTAAGACAAAATGATATAAGCGTATTACCAACTGGCATTACAGTTCAAGTGAATAAGGCACTTCCAGATAAGTTGGATGATTTTATACTATGGTTTATAGATGGTCAAACCAACAAAGTAAAAAATGTTGAACTCTTTAAGCGTCGCATTATTGGATTAACTTCTTATTTTAGAAGTGCTCAAGAAGGTCTTATGCCATCATTTAACAAAGCTGGGGATTTTCACGTTATAAAAATTCCTATGAGCGACTATCAATTTGGCGTATATGAGCAAGCAAGACAACAGGAAAGAAAAATAGAAAAGAATTCCAAGATGAAGAAGGGTAAGATTGACAAGGATGGTATATACAAGGAGCCTTCTTCCACATATAGGATTTTTTCTCGTCTTTATTGCAATTTTGTCATGCCAAAAGCAATTGGAAGACCTTTGCCAGGAGATGGAAAAATAGAAAACATTGAAGCTGCCTTACAAGAAGTGGAAGATCAGCACGATGATGTAGATTTTACAGGTGAAGGCGAAGTTGAAGGCGACGAAATCATTGACGAGTTTGGCGACAGATCATATCAAGAAAAAATCAAGGCTGCCGTAGAACAATTGAGCGAGCATTCAGCCGAATATTTGTCAAAAGAGGGATTAGAAGTTTATAGCCGTAAATATTTGCATATTTTGGATAATATTCAGGACCCAGAATACCAAGGATTGCATCTTGTCTATAGTCAGTTTAGAACGCTTGAGGGTATCGGCATTTTCACAATGGTTTTAATCCAAAATGGATTTGCACAGTTTAAAATTAAAAAGAATTCCCTTGGTGCATGGGAAATTGACATGCCAGAGAAAGATCTTGGTAAGCCAACATTTGCACTTTACACTGGTACAGAATCCGCAGAGGAAAAGGAAATTATTCGTAATATTTACAATGGAGATTGGGGATTGGTTAAAGAACCTGCAATTGTGGATCGTTTAAAACAGATGTCAACCAACAATAACATGGGTCAAATAATCAAGGTGTTTATGATTACTGCTTCTGGCTCAGAGGGTATCAACTTGAGAAATACTAGATATGTTCATATCATGGAGCCTTATTGGCATCCAGTTCGTGTTGAACAGGTAGTTGGTAGAGCTCGCCGTATTTGTAGTCATCAGGGATTGCCCAAGGCACTACAAACTGTGGAAGTGTTTTTATATTTAATGACATTTACGCCTGAGCAGATAGCAAGTGATGCATCCATAGAGCTTAAGCGTCAAGATCGCAGTAAGCGTCTTTACATGGTAAATCCTGCTAGTAAATTAGCTTTAGAGGAAGAAAAAGAAGATGAAGAAGAAGAGGGAAAGAAAGGAGAAGGAGAAGAAGGAGAAGGAGAAGAAAAACAATCCTCGGTTAAGAAGGCAGGAAGAGAAGAGCTTCAATATGTTCCATTTACTAGTGATGAAGCTCTCTTTGAAATCTCCACTATAAAGGAAGAAGTAAGTTCCAATTTAACAAAAGCCATAAAGGAAGCATCTATTGATTGTGCAGTCCATGCAAGAGCGGGATCTGGTGAAAATTTAGTATGTCTCAACTTTGGTAATCCTACAAACGATAAATTTTCTTATACGCCATCTATTAGTGCCGACGAAACAGACAAGATTGCGGCTATTAATAAACGCACTGTTAATTGGGAGGCAGTGGAAATTGAATTAAATGGAAAGAAATATATCCTTAGAAAAGGAACCGAGGAGGTTTACGACTTTGATTCAGTCCAAATTGCCTTAGAAAATGGCAGATCGCAACCAATCTTGATGGGATATTTGACAGAGGAAGACGGAGAATATGTATTTACGGCGAAATAGCCCGATCGGTCTTTAAGTACTTTTTCCAGAATAATCTATTGTTTGGCTAAATTAGATTCAATTGGCGACTGCATTTTTTGCAAAATTTCCATTAATATGGTTTGATTTTTAAGAACTATATCAATCTTCTTATCTAGGTGTAAAAACTGTTGTAATAGATTATCCTGTTCAAATCCTTTTTCTTCCCTCGTTTCTGTTTCAAAAAGGGATAAGGATGGTTGTACAGGCTTCAACCTTGAGAAAATGTCGTCTGTGGAGGAGGGGTTTGCAAAAAACTCTTCTTGTTTCATTTGATTAAATGAACTTTCTCGTATATCCATGGAGACATTTTCATCCGTATTAAAAACACGAGTTTCATTTTTTTCAGCCCATGAAAGTTTTTTTTGTCCATTTGCGGTAGGAGATCTATTTGCATTAGTATTTGCCGCCGTAAGATTAATCACGTCATTTTCAAAAAATCGTGACCCTACTTCCTCATTTTCAATTTTGATTAGTTTAAAATTTTGTTCATTGGAAGCGCGATTCTCCGTTTTAAGAGAAGTCTCTTGTGGGTGCAACCAATTTTCCACAGCAGTCTTGTTAGTATTTGAACTATTAACAATTTGATCAATGTCAAAATTTCTTTGACGCATGGTTTCGGCTATTAATGATTCCATATTTTCCAATGGGGCGTCATTAAAATTGTCTGTAAAATTAGGGGAATCTGGGACCCTTGGTGTCATGGCATTTTCAAACTCTTGTTTTCTTTGTTCATATTGCTTGTCAAACTGTTGAATTCTAGCTTCTTGTATGTCTTCAACCTTGTATAAACCACTCTTATTACCAGGCATTAAACTTGGCATATTATTTGTTGACATTGCATTTGATTGCATTTTTTTGTCACTTGTTTGCATAAAATTTAATATAAACTTTTTATTAAGATCAATTAGAGCCTTGGAATTTTCACGCTCTTCATCAAAAAAAGTTGTCATTCTTTGACTAAAATTAGAACGCATTGCAACAATTTCCTGAGGATTCTTAGTTTTAAAAGCATTCTCCTTTAACACTTCCCACAATGTTGAAGCATTTTCATTTGTTAAAAATGTATAAACTCCTGCCATTATTATTGAATATAAATCATATCCAATAATAATTTTATATGGTAATTTAAAAAAATAATAAATGACAACCATTCTAAAGCTCATCATTGAAATAGACTTTCCTGAATTTGGCCATGTATTTATCATTTAAAATGTGCGTTTTCAAATATTCCTCTGTTATCTTGTCTTCCAACATGTTGGAAATAAAATATAGCGTATAAATTCCACATTCACTGTCATTATATTGATGTTCAACTGGGTAATTTTGATCAAACTTGAATTTAATGGATGGTTTTAATGCCTTTCCTTGTGCAATAACGCGATCTACAAATTTTTTAATTCTTGGAGGAATTTCATCGCCTCCGCTGTCAAAGTAAAAGATTGATTTGGATTTTACATTTATAAAGAGTGAGACCCAATGTGAACCACTTAGATAGTGTGGATCCAGATTAAAAACAATACCAAATTTTTTCTTACCTTTGGCAATCTGCTCTTCTAAATTGAAATGGCACAACTCTTCCCAAACGCATTCGCCATAAAGCTTGGATGTGTCAAAATCAATTGGAGATGGACCCAAAAATTCAAAGCATTTATAAGCCTTCTCATATTGCTTCATAACTTCCAAAATATCCATACTAGATAACCAATCATTTGGTTTTTTCTTCCATTCATCTGGAGAAGCAGGAGCAAATGATTCCAACAGCTGAGCATCTGCGGTACCTTTTACAAAGTTTTGCTTCAACCAACACGACTCTTTATTGCAAATGGTGGACATGTAGTTCTTTAATTGTTCCCATATTTCCTTTGAACTATTTGTAGTTATAGTCTTATCAGGATTTCTTTTATTCCATAAATTCTTTAATTTATTTAAAGATTCGTCGTTAAAACAGCTAAAATTATTTTTATCTGCCTTTGGACTACATTGCAATTTTATGAAATCTTTTCCTGTGCGTATTTTACGCAATATGTGACTCATCGTCTTTTTCGTTTGCTTGTTTTTCCTTGTTGGATGCTTGCGATTTTTTCTTTGTGTTTTTCTCTTTTTTTGTACTTGTATTTGTTTTTGTGTTTGTATTTGTGTTTTCTTTTGCGGTTTCTTCATATTTATTAGTGATATTATTCTTTTTGCCAATTCCTTTATTCTTCAGTTCAGGGTCTTTTAAATTTATTTCTTTTTGAATAGGAATAATAGGCGGATTTGACGGTTTTGTGCTCTTAATCTTTACAAAATTGTCAAGAGGTCCCTTATTTGTTTTAATTGTACGCATTAATAATTTATCAGCATCTGCTGCTGTTGTAGCAATGTCTTCTTCTCCCAATGCATCATTTAATATTTTAATCCCATGATAATCTTCTTGAATAATATCGGTTTCATCTAAAATTTTAAAATAATTGATGCATGTTTTTACGTAATGATCAAATGCAAACTGGACATCACCAAGCATTTTATCTGGCACTTGATTCAACAAAAGATCACGAGACAAGTTTAATATACGTTTTCTATAAAACTTCTTATCCTTGCGCTCGCCAGAACTTAGTCCTTCTTTTTTCTTATTCATAAATTTAGCATGCTGTTCTTTACTCATTAAATACTCCAACGTTATTTCATTAACTAAATTTGCAGACATTTACTTTATATTATGGTATATGTTATAATGTGCAATTTTTAACCGCATGTTATAACTAATTAT